TATTATATGGCAGTATCTGCTACAGGCGCCTATAATAACACCGGCCGCGTATATCTGTTCAAGTTCGATGGTACAGCATGGAGACATCTAGAAAATCCCATGTACAAAGGCGTATATGATTTCCAAGAATCTTACAAAGCGGGGGAAATCGTATGGCAAGCTGCGCAAGACCCCATAACAGAAGCTGTGAGGGGAAATCTATGGATGAATTTAGAAGATAGCACTTCAGACGGTAGCACAATTACTATTGAATCTCAAGGCTGGCTAAAGGTCAGCGACATTAGTACCAATTGTTCTTTGCCAACCACATTATCTGTAGAGGATGACGGCAGCACACTTGAATTCGCTATTACGGGTCTACTGAATGACACACAAATGGCTGAATTGGTCAAACAGGGTGATAAATTTGGTTCCAGCATGGCCATGAATAGAGACGGCAGCATACTGGTAATAGGTGCTCCAGAAGCAGACGGTCAATATTTTACTAATTATCGAGGTTTGTGGAGAGGTGATGTAGAATATGTAGAAGGTGAAGTTGTGAGATTTAAAGATCCAACAGCTCCTGGCGATTCGTATCAATACTACCGCCTAGGTGATGCATTTCTTGGACCAGATTCTACTTATAGAAGCTATAACGAAGATCCGTCAAATAGCGCCAACTGGCAGGTAGTAGGAGACAGCACCACCCAGTCTAGTGGCAAGGTATTTGTTTATGCTAGGACAGCAGGCGATGTTTATGAACTAAAACAAATGATCAATGCAGCATCTATCAGTTCATTCTCAGATATAGATTCCGGACTGGTGATCAGTACTGGGGATCAGTTTGGCTTTGCCATGGACATGGATCTTACCGGTAACACTTTGGTTGTTTCTAGTCCTAAATCAGATATCAACTATCAGGACCAAGGCAGCGTGTATGTATTGGAATTAGATAATGCTACCACTGAGTATAGAGTAAAACAGCGTCTAGAAAGTTTCGAGACATATCCCAATGAGTATTTTGGCTTCGGAGTTTCGGTAAGTCCCGATGCAGCAAAAATTGCGGTGGGTGCAAAGAATGCTTCAAACAATATTCCTATCACCTTTGACATTCTACAGGATACCACATTTGATCTAAGATCAACTAGATTCAGCACTGCCCAAGGTTTCACCGGCGGAGTTTATATATTTGATAAGAAAGATCAAATATTTTTTATTACTGAAAAACTGCAGGAAGTCTTTTCTCCCGATGAAGCATTCGGCTCTAGCGTGGACTGTGTGGGATCTTATGTGGCTGTGGGCTCCCCATACTACAGATTACCGGTGCTACATGATGTAGGAGTAGTGGCTTTTGAAGGACCTTACATAGGCAATGCCAGATTGTTCAAAAAAGATTCCGAACAAAGTTCCTGGAATATCCTTAGCAGTCAGCAACCTGTGATAGACATAAGAAAAATCAGAAGCATAGAACTATACGACAATGTGCAGAACATTAAAATACAAGATCTTGATTACGTAGATGCTGCCAAAGGTAAAATACTTAACTCAGCAGAACAAGAAATAAAATTCAAGACTCCATACGATCCAGCAGTTTACACCATAGGCAATGATCGAGTGATTACGGATCCTGCTATAGCCTGGTATGAATTTAATGTTGGAAAATTATGGTGGAATACTGCCGCTGCAAAATGGATTTATGCAGAACAAGGTGATGCTGCTTTTAGAACAGGCAACTGGAACCAACAGGTCGAGGGCAGCGATATTGGCGTATATGAATGGGTACAAAGTGTATTATTACCCAATGAGTGGGCAGCAGTGGCAGACACCAACGAAGGCTTATCAGTAGGTATTAGCGGACAACCTCTATATCCTAATAACGATGCATATAGCGTAAAACAAACTTTCAATCCGATCACAGGGCAGGTACAAGAAACTATGTACTTTTATTGGGTGGAAAACAAAGCAGTGGTACCTGCTAATATGCCAGGTAGAACACGGTCAGCTGCAGAAGTAGCTGGAATTATTGCTAATCCTGTAGGTACCGGCACTGCATTTATGGCATTAATAGCGGCTGATAAATTTGTTTTATACAATTTAAAATCGGTGATGTCATCAGACACCGCATTAATTAATATCAAGTATAGAAATGATTTAGAATCTCAAAGACCAATACATAGTGAATATCAATTACTAACAGAATCTGTTGCTGACAGTGTCCCCACTGCGCAATTGGAAAATAAGTGGATTGATAGTCTAGTAGGTACTGATCTGCAGGGCAATAGAATTCCAGATACAAAATTGCCTGCTAAACAAAAATATGGTCTTAGTTTTCGACCTCGACAAAGTATGTTTGTTGATAGATTGACAGCACTAAAATTAGCTATAACAAACATTAATAATGTATTGACTACTCAGCCGTTCTCTGATCTTATAGATTTTACAAATTTAAATACCAAAGATACTGTGCCAGTAGATATATTGAATCTGTACGATGTTGAAGTAGATACAGAGATTGATTTGCAGACGGTAGGTACAGTACGAACTAAACAGGCTGTCTTACAAGCTAATTTAGTAGATGGGGAACTTGATACAATTGATATTGTTGAACCGGGATTCGGATATAGAGTTGTTCCAACAGTAGAGATAGTAGGCGACGGTACGGGTGCAAAAGTTTCAGTAGTTCTAGATAACCAAGGAAGAATAGTCACTGCTACAGTACAGAGTAGAGGTAAAAGATATAGAACCTTGTCGATTAATGTACGGAACTTTTCAGTTTTAGTGATAAATGATTCTACTATAGACAATTTTTGGAGTATCTATGCCTGGGACGATGTTCGAAAGGTATTTTTCCGTAGCCAATCTCAGGCCTATGATACCACTAAGTATTGGAACACAGTGGATTGGTATCTCACAGGATACGATAAAGATTCTCAGATAAGTCTAGAAATTCTAAGTGTTTTTCAAGAACAACAATATCAAATCTCACTAGGTGCACTAATAAGAGTCAAGGAATATGGTGCCGGAGGATGGGCAATTTTTGAAAAAATCAATGACATAGGCGCAACTTTTTCAGATAGATTTAAGTTAGTAGCGAGAGAAAACGGCACAATTCAGTTCAAAACTTCATTGTATGATACTACCATAACAGGAATAGGATTCGATAACACACAGAGTTTTGATAATACCACCTATGATATTTCTAATTCAATTGAATTACGGAATATTTTACAAGCTGTGAAAAATGACATTTTTAGAACTGATTACGCTGTTGAATGGAACAAACTCTTTTTCTCTAGTGTACGATATGTATTATCTGAACAACAGTATGTAGATTGGGTTTTTAAAACAAGTTTCCTAAACGCTACACATTCAGTAGGAAGTTTTGAACAAAAATTAAATTACAAAAATGATAATCTAGAAAGTTATCAACAATACATAGATGAAGTCAAACCGTTTAGAACCACGGTAAGAGAGTATGTGAGTCGTTACGACACTCCAGATCCCTATCAGTCAGCTATCGCAGATTTCGATCTGTCTCCTAATTATTCAGTACCAGACGGTAAAGTAGTTCCTATAACTTTCGAACGCACAGAATTGACACAGTATCCCTGGAAATGGTGGACAGATAACAATGGATATGGAGTGACTGATATTCTGTTATACAACAGTGGAACAACATATACCACAGTTCCCAGAGTGATCATAGAAGGCAACGGATCAGGAGCCACGGCTCAGGCCTATATATCCAACGGTAGAGTATCTGGAATTAGGATTTTGACCGCAGGCAGCGGTTACACACAAAGACCCACAGTAACTTTAGTCGGAGGAAATTCTAATGATGGTACACAGGCCAAGGCCACAGCAGTTCTAGGCGATACCAAAGTTAGAACTTTTGACCTCACAGTGAAATTTGATCGTGTGAGTAAAACAGGCGACTATCAATCATACACACAAAATCAAACATTTACGGCAACAGGAACTACAGCAGTGTTTGAACTGGGATATGCTCCTACTAGAGACAAAACTAAAATTACTATATTAAAAAATAATCAACTAGTGTTAAGTAGTGAATATACACTCAATCTCTATTATTCATTTGCTGATAGTTATTTGTTACTGAGAGGAAAAATTATATTCAATATCGCACCGTTGTCGGGTGATTTCATTGTAGTTAATTATGAAAAAAATATTGAATTATTATCTGCAGTAAACAGAATAGATAGATTTTATAATCCTGTCAGCGGTATGATTGGCAAAGAACTTAATCAATTAATGACAGGGATAGATTTTGGCGGAGTTCAAATACAAGGAACGACATTTGACGTTACTGGCGGCTGGGATGCACTGCCGTGGTTCACTGACAACTGGGACAGTGTTGAAACTAACAGCGATTATTACGTTGTCTGTGACGGAAGTACTAACACAGTAACTTTACCTTATACTCCTGCAGTGGGACAGGAGATAAACATCTATATTAAACCTGCAGGTGAAACGCTGACCAGAAGAATCGACGATCCTGCTTATTCCGATCAAGTAGATTCATCCACCAGCGTAAATCCCAATGCAGAAATGCCTACATTCATAGGTAACGGTGTCAATAGGGTGATTGAAATTGGTAATTATATTTCGACCCAAGACGGTGACACGTTGATTTTCCGTCCTATAGAAAGCGACGGATCTGTTACTATCACTGATGATAATCTACTAGACACAAAACTCAGTGGTGGTACTTTATCGGCTATAGACAGTGTGTATGTCACAGCCAAAGGCACCACAGCAGAAGAAATAGCGATCACCGGCGGCGGATTCACGGAACCTGACCATGTACCGGCCCCAGAAGAAAATGTTCCCGGTCAGGTCATGGACAGCGTGTCTATTAAAGTGTTTCAATCAACACCTACAGGATCAGCGGCGCTGCAATCTAAAATTATCAAGGGTAATGGGATTATCACTAACTTTGACATCGGACAACGTGTCATTGAAAATAAATCGGTAATTGTATATGTTAATAAAGTTAAAAAACACCTTGGCACAGATTATGTTTTAGACCTATTACAGAATACGGTAGAATTTAATACAGCTCCAATCAGCGATTCGGTAATAGAAATTATTTCGATAGGCATCGGAGGAATAGGTATATTATCTTCAGATTTGTTTGTAGCTGATGGAGCCACTAATTTATTTCTCACAGACGCTAATTACGAAGACACAGCATTGATATTTGTTACAGTCGATGGTGAGTTTGTAGATATCGGGTTCAAAAACAGCACAGGAATTATCGATGTACCGGGAAAAACTTTGGTAGAATTTGGTGATATTCCTCCAGCATATGCGGTGATAAAAATAATCAGTCTTGAAGCCAGTCCTGATGTAGATAGCTCGGGTGTGGCTGTAGTGCAAGTCAATACTCAAACGGTATATTTTGAAGGCAGCACACGAAGTTTTGACCTTGAAGGATTTACAGAACTATCTAGAGGATCAGCACCTAATTCAATGTTGGTAGAAGTAGGCGGCCAATACCTTCGAGGCGCAGATACAATTTCTGTGGAATATAATGGAACCAATAATACGTTTATTCTAGGTCAAGATCCGTTGGAAGTTTCAGGAGCTATTCTTCCAAGTAATATAAGAGTATATGTAAACAATCAGTTAAAAACTTTCATTACAGATTATATCTACAACGGTGCTACAAAAGAATTAACGGTATCGCCCGCTGTACTTACAGCGGGCGACGACATAAAGATCGAAAATAATCGAAGGGCAGAATATTCCATAGTTGAATCTAATCTCGTTATAGATCCCAGTGTCGAGATGATCACTACCAACGAAACAGATAATGTAGAAATAAATGTTACATGGTTCAGCGAATATGCTTCATTGGATATGATATCTGATGAAATCGTTGGCGGCAAGGTACAGTATCAATTACCCCGAGCTCCTATATCTGCTAGTTATGTTTGGGTATATAAAAATGGAATACGACTTACTCAGGATCAAGATTACTATGTGAGCATTCCTCGAAATGTGGTTTATCTAGGGACAGACTCTACTTTTAGTGATCAGATCAAGATAGTATTGTTTTCATCAGACATTTATAGATCACCTAGCGCCTTTGAGATACACAAAGATATGTTAAATGTCTATCACTATAATAGATTTGCCAGAGGAGAAGTATATCTAACCAGTGCTCTCAACTACTTTGATACTACTATTACAGTTACTGATAGCTCACAGTTAACGGATCCAATCGTATCGAGAAATGTTCCAGGAGTTATAAGTGTTAATGGAGAACGTATTGAATACATGAGTAAAATTGGTAATGTATTATCACAACTACGCAGAGGATCACAAGGCACAGCTATTGCAGAAACTTATGCTGAAGGAACTGTTGTGGTTGATGTAGGATACGAAGAAATACTACCTTATAATGAAACACAAAATAGAACAGATTTCGTCAGCGACGGTAGTTCATTATTAATAGGACCGTTAGATATTGTGCCTGTACAAGGCACGAGAAATGTGTGGTATAGAGATACTATTCCTAGCACTTATGGCGCCTGTGATCAACTCGAAGTGTTCGCAGGCGGCCGTAGATTGCGAAAAGATCCGATAGATATTTGGGTTGAAGATAACGGATCTTACAGTCCCTCGGCAGATGAAACGTTAGAAGCAGAATTTGCAGTAGATGGCATTACGGCTTATATTAGACTTACTGAGCCCATAGTAGCAGGAACCAGAATCACAATTATCAAAAGAACAGGAAGAATTTGGTATGACAGAGGAGAAACTACGGCATCTAGCGGTACAACGCTTTTAGAAAATTCAACAGCTATTGCCCGTTTCATAGCGGAGAAGACCACCAGTTTGCCTCGATAAATATATGATGAATTCAACAGAGAACAAAATGCCAGAAAATAAATCAAAAATCTCAGAGACCCCCCAGTCTCGCCCCAACGAAACAGGCGGTTTCCATTTTGAAGGACACATAAAGATCTTTGATCCTAGCACCAAAGAAGTGTTTATTGATAAACGTAACGCTATACATTATGAAAATATGAGCGTGGCTATGGTTCAGAGTCTTAGCAATCAAGGACAAGGCACAGTTTATCAAATGGCATTTGGTTCTGGCGGCACAATCGTAGATCCGACAGGGTTGATTACCTATCTCACACCCAACACCATAGGAGTAAACTCTAGTCTGTATAATCAAACCTATGTGAAAGTTATAGATCAAAATGCTATCGAAAATTCAGATCCTGCTAGAAATCTCATGCAGATACGGCATGTTAGTGGATCTACTTATAGTGATATACTTATTAGTTGTTTATTAGATTATGGAGAACCGCTGGAACAACAGGCTTTTGATAATTCGGTCGATATGAATGGAAATTTTGTTTTTGATGAACTAGGATTAGTAAGCTATAACCCTAGCGGTACCGGTAAATTATTGACACATGTAGTATTTCATCCGGTACAAAAAAGTCTTAACAGACTTCTACAGATTGATTACACCATACGTGTGCAGAGTCTAACTGGTTTCATCGAGGTATAACAGATGCCATATTCAGTTAATTTTACAGATAAAGAAAATAAAACACCCATCACAGTGTTTGATAATACTTCTAGTACAGATACGAGTCTAGCGTTTCCGGGTAGAAATGTTACGGGGTATGGCAAGATTATTGCAGAAAACTTTTTGGCTTTACTAGAAAATTTTGCTTCCGCTGATGAACCAATAAACCCTGTAGAAGGGCAGCTTTGGTATAATAGTACTGACGGAGTTCTTCAAATATGGGATAATACTGCATGGAAAGCAGCTTCAGGCATACAAAAAGGTGTAAGCGAGCCATCGGTAGAGTCTAGTAAGGTAGGAGAATTATGGGTAGACACTACTAATCAACAGCTAAGAATTTTCACAGGCTCACGTTGGATATTGGTAGGACCATCGGAAAGTGCTGTTGACGGATTACGATACGGTCCTGTGGTAGAAAAGATCGCAGATTCCGATAATATTGATAGATTTATTCTTGTTTTCTACATTGCAGATATACCAGTTATTATTTTTAGCAAGGACAGCTTTACTCCTAAGACCATTATATCTGGTTTCGATGTTGTACGTTCTGGAATTAACATATCTAACCCAAGTACGGCGCCTGAAATAGCAGAATTTGTTGGGGGGTTTGAACCAATATTATTCGGAACCGCCACTCGGGCTAATGCATTGAGTGTTGGCGGAGTTGAAGTAGAATCGGGAAAGTTCCTAAGATCTAACACTATTAATACTACTGATTTTGCATTTAATGTAAGAAACAATAACGGGGTTACGGTCGGTGTCGATGGCACATTCAATATTGGTACTACATCCACAGCAGCAAAAATCTACAACAGTGCGGCTGGTAGTTCTATCGATATTCAAACCAATCGGAATGGCATTCCGTCAACAATTTTAAAAGTAGTGGACAACAAAGTAGGTATAAATCAGGCAAGTCCTAACCAGGCCCTAGACATTGACGGCAGCCTTACTTTAACTGGTTCAATCATAATCACAAACAATACTGCCAGCACTAATCTAAACAATGGAAGTTTAAGGACTGCCGGCGGTGCTGCTATTTCTAAAAATCTCATAGTAGGCGACGGAGTCGATATCACAGGTACATCACAGGTCAATAATCTACAACCAAAGACTACCGAACTGTATGATCTAGGTACTAATCTTAAACGTTGGAAGACAATCAGAGCCAAAACAATCATAGCAGACGATATACAAGGTATTTTGTCTGGAAATATCAGCGGTAATGCCAACACCGCTACCAGTCTTACTAATATCACCAGTTTTCAATTGACTGGCGATGTGATAAGTCCAGCTGTGCAGTTTGACGGGCAGACAGGAAGTTACACCAAAATATTCAATACATCGTTGACTGCTAATATCATTGTAAGTAAAGATCAACCCTTTCCGAATGTATCTAAGCCTACTGATTTTGTGCTTACATATAGGGCCAGTGAAGCGGCATTAGCATCATCGGGTTTATTAAAACAGACTAGAGACACATTCGTAGGAGATCTAGGTATTCCAATCGGCGGAATCATTCCTTATGCCGGCGCAACCGCACCATACGGATTTTTATTTTGCGACGGATCGGAAGTTGAAAGAACAAAATTTTCAGCCCTATATGACGTCATAGGTACAACATATAATGGTATAGCAGTTTTAATAGGAGTGAATACTTTTAGACTGCCGGATCTTAGAGGAAGATTTGCCTTAGGCAAGGACAATATGGACAACGCCGGAACAGTGCCAATCGTCACAGGCGGATTTGTAGATGCCGGTGGAGGTACGACAGGACGTGTGCCCGACGTAAAAGCCACTACCCTAGGAGGCGATGCCGGTCAGAGTTCGGCAACACTCACACTAGCAAATTTACCAGAGCATAGTCATACATTAAGTTCTGGTGCACAAGATTATTCGGCTGTAGCTGTGACCACAACTATCGATCCTGCAGCGACAACAGGACTAGGACCAACTGCTCCTGGCCAAGCACAGTATCTAAAAGATTCAGGCGGAATAAAAAAACCAGCTCTGACTACGTTGAGTACACCAATAGGTATTATGAATCCATTTCTAACAATAAATTATATTATTAGATCTGGACCACCGTTATTTTAATTAGAGAACAAGAATGGCATATCAAATAAACAAAACTGACGGAACTATAGTAGCCACAGTGGCCGATGGGCAGATAGACACATTATCCACTGACCTTACTTTGATAGGCAAAAATTACAGTGGATTTGGTGAAGCATTTAATGAAAATCTAGTGAAACTTCTAGAAAACTTTGCCAGCACCACACGACCGCTACACCCACTAAAGGGTCAGGTTTGGTTTGATAGTGCAGAAAACAAACTTAAGGTGTATAATGGATCTGTTTTCATTCCAGTGAGTTCTGCCACTGTTTCTAGCACACAGCCTGTTACATTAAGCATAGGTGACCTGTGGTTCGATGATGTAGGTGCGCAGTTATATTTCTTCGATGGAACACAGCCCATATTGATCGGACCTGCATATTCCACAGCACAAGGTAAAAGCGGATTAGAAGTTGACAGCATTTTAGACACCCTGAATCAAACTAGAGTTGTAACATATCTTTATAACAACGGTATATTACTAGGAATTTTTGCCAAAGACAGTTTTACACCTAAAATAGCTATCATCGGATTCAGCGGTAATATAGAACCTGGGTTTAACGCAGGGACATTAGCTAACATAAAATTCCGTATAACCTGCACCAACTCCGAACAGTTAGGGGGTGCGGTAGCCACCACATATGCCCGAAGAGACACATCAAATACTTTTAATGGACAGGTATCTGTTGGTGTAGATGCCGGTATTGTGATAGGATCAGGCAATCAGATGAATCTCTTGGTGAGCTCGGGAGATATAGAAGTATCCAATTTCGCCAGCGACAAAGATCTATTCCTAAAGGTTAGAAAAGGTCTCGATCTAGAAAATGCCATAGCAATAGATTCCAGTTCAAGAATCGTCGATATATATTCGGGAAAAATTGATAGCACAATGAATGTTGGTGGCAGTTTGGTGGTAGCAGGTGACCTCACCGTAGAAGGAACAACAACCACTATCAATACTTCTAATGTTACCATTGAAGATAAAACACTAACATTAGCCAATGTGGCAGCACCCAGTGAAACCACGGCTACTGGTGCTGGTATCATAATTAGATCAACCGGTGCTGATTCTTCTTCCTACGACAAAGAAATAGTGTATAGGTCCACTAGCGAGGGGCCACCTCCTACTGGAGTTTTTGACGTCAGCGAAGATTTAAATCTGGCAGTAGGTAAACAGTTACAGATAGGTGGAGTCAAGGTCATAGATGGCAATAGCCTTGGAAGTGCAATTACCAGTATTCCGGGTGTTACAGCATTTGGTACGCAAAACGTAGTCAACGTTGGTCCTGGAATACCGCCAGTGACGCAGATGCGATTAGAAAATCATAGGATCAGCACAGTATCAACAGATTTTGATATTGAACTCGAACCAGACGGCACAGGAAACGTTGCGTTGATAGGCTCGCCGAGAATCACAGGCATGCAGGATCCTGTTAGCCAACAGGATGCTGCGACCAAAGAATATGTGGACAATACCATAGAATCTCGGCCATTGATATTCAGCATGGATTTATCTGATGGTAAATCTAACACATACATTATTAATAATGTATTAAATAATCTTGCACCTGTAGCGGAATTTAGAAGTGGCACTTATGCAAGGATATTGTGTACTCTGATAAATCCTTCCAGCACCTCATTAGCCATAAATGCATTACCTCCCAGTATCAGCACGAATCCTTTCCTCACTGATCTATCTGGCAGTAGTTCGTTGGCAGTGACTAGTATTTCATTTCCTACAGCAACAATCGCAGCAGCAAGTGTTTCTACTACTAGAATTATTAAAACCTTTCAAATTGTGTCAGGTGCATGGACCTGGCAGACAGATTCTACTTTACCACCATAATGAACACAGGAGCGGCATAAATGGCCTATATAGTAAATAAATTTAGTGGGGCACAGTTAATAGTTCTAGAAGATGGAACTATTGATACCTCTACTAGTCTGGGGCTAGTTGGTAGAAACTATGTGGGTTACGGTGAAACACAGAACGAAAACTTTGTGTTTTTATTGGAAAATTTTGCCAATGAATTTCCACCTTCAAGACCACTGCAGGGGCAGATTTGGTTTAATACCACTACCAATTTGACCTATGCTTATGATGGTACAAATTGGAATCCAATAGGTGCTGCGATTTTAAGTGCAACCGCTCCTGCGGATATTAACGCAGGCGCACTGTGGTTAGACACTGCCGCTAATCAACTTAAGATTTACACAGGTTCTGCTTGGACATTTATTGGTCCCGAAGCAGTGGCCGGGTTCGGAATAACCAGAGCCAGAGCTACCTCATTAGACGATTCTGTAGGAGACCCCAAACCTGTAATAATTCTAGAAACGAATGGAACAGCTATTGCTATATGTACAGCACAGGCGTTTTCTATAAATTCTTCTAATTCAGTGGCCGGGTTTGAAAATACGTTGATAGCAGGTATTAATCTTTCAAACACTGCTAAGATCAAAGGCGATATAACAGGCAATTCTGCCAGTGCAGATAGGTTGAGTACTGCTAGGAATATCAACGGCACGCCTTTTGACGGCCAACAAAATGTCACTATAAAATCTTCTACAACAAACAAATTAGTTCGAGGCACATACATTTTTGGTTCTGATTTTGACGGAAGTTCAGAGACCACATGGAGTGTAGATGCTACTCCCTCAAATGTTGTAGGTAAATTAGTAGCTAGAAATTCAGAGGGGGGATTTTCAGCAGGCACTATTTCAGCGGATCTTGTCGGTAATGTCACTGGTAATGTTATTGCTAGCTCTGGTACAAGTTCATTTAATATTGTACAGGCTAATACATTTGTAGGAGCCACACTCACCGGAAATGCAAACTCTGCTACACAGTTGGCCACAGCAAGACAGATTAATGGTGTGAATTTCAATGGCACCAGCAATATTACTGTAACAGCAGCAGCTGATACACTAACCGGTGATACTTTAAACTCTACCATAATACAAAGTAGTTTGCAACAATTAGGAACATTAATCAATTTAAATGTTACTGATAGCGGAGTTAATATAGGTAGTTCTGGTCAGCTTAAGATGTTTGTTGATTCTGGTAGGCCAACCGTAAGATCCAGTACAGGCACACTTAATTTTGATATGGGATCAAGCGGACCCGATGTATCATTCGTAGATGCTGCCACAGCACTTTCGTTAGGAGGTCCTAATGCACCTGCGGTACTAGGCGACAACACAACTAATCTTGGAATCACAGGATATAAATTCAACAACATTTATGCCAACAATTTCTTAGGGAATGCAACTACAGCAACCTTGGCCACGACAGCTACAAATATAGCAGGTGGTGGTGCAGGAGCAATTCCATTCCAAACCGCTGCTGGAACTACATCAATGCTGGGACTAGGCACAGCTGGGTATGTATTAACTGCACAAGCAGGCTCAATTACATGGGCTTCAATCAGTAGAGAACCTTTGCGTAAGGGTTCATTTCTTACACTAGTTAATACCAGCACCAGTGGTGCTATAGCCAGTTACGATGGAATCGTTGATGCAACAATCGCTGTAGATGCTACCTCCACCAATACTGTCAGCAAAGTTGTAGCACGTGACGCCAGTGGCAATTTTGCCGCAGGCACGATCACTGCTAACTTAATAGGTAATGTCTCTGGGACAGTGTCCGGAAACGCAGGATCTGCGACACAATTACAAACTGCAAGAACCATTAACGGTGTTGCATTCAACGGTACCACAAACATTACTATCACAGCTAGTGATACTGCAAGAGTATCTAAATCTGGCGATACAATGACTGGTTATCTTACACTGGTCGGTGCCCCAGTGAATGACAATCATGCTACCACCAAAACTTATGTAGATAGTAGGTTACCTCAGTACACTTTCGTCAGCGGCCAACAGTCTAGCACCTCGGGATTTACTAATCAAGTGGGATCTTTTAACAATGGCGCAAACTTTTTTGATGTATTTCCTCCTGCAGGCAAAAGCATGGCAAATATTGTAGGATTTATTCCTTCTATACATTTTATAGCTTTTGCCGGTGGAGTAGATGGAAATGACAGATTAAGATGCCAGTATTCATATCTCAGCGATAGAATCAGAGTATATGTTCAGAACACAGAACAGAATGGCACCCCAGCAGCAAACTATTTGGCCATTTGGAGTTAATCATGCATTATATCTGTATAGAAAACAACACCGTAGTTGCGCTATTAAATTATCTACCCAGTGTTCCTAGCACTGTTAGTGTGCAGGAAATCACAGATTCTCAAGCCGAACAGCTTAGAGCGCAAACACATAATTTTGATGTTGCCAGTAGAACTATAATAGCTGTAGCTGCAAATGTAGCAACACAAAAGGCACAGGAACTGGCAAACGGGCAAGAACGTGAATTTTTAAATAGCACAGATTGGAAAGTTCTTCGACATCTGCGACAAAAAGCACTGAATATTACTACCAGTCTATCTGATGAAGAGTACATAACGCTCGAGCAGCAGCGCCAAGCCGCGTCCGCTCGCATAGTTTGATAAGTAATAATAATGATTAGCGGAGTATATCAATGGCATATCAAGTAGATAAATTTAACGGTGCTTTTTTTGTATCTGTAGAAGACGGGACCATAGACACCACCTCAGATTTAAGATTTGTAGGTAAAAACTATGCGGGATACGGCGAAGTTCAGAATGAAAACTTTCTACATCTTTTAGAGAATTTTTCTAACACTACTGCTCCTCCCAAGGTAATCACAGGGCAAATCTGGTTCGATAGTGCTAATAAAAAATTAAAATTCTATGATGGTTCTCGATTTAAACTAGCAGGCGGTGCAGAAGTCAGCACCACTGCGCCCAGCGGTTTAAGCACTGGTGACTTTTGGTGGGATTCTGCTGCCAAACAATTGTATGCATGGACAGGCACAGAGTTTGCACTTATTGGACCAGAAGCCAGTCCCGATCTAGGATCGTCTATAGTGTCTGCAGCAGTGGTTAAAGGAACGGTCAGCACAGCGGTGGGTCCACATACTATACTTAAAATAATAGCAGATGACAAGGTCATAGGAATTTTTAGTAAAACATCATTTACCCTCGACAACGCACAGAATACAATCGATGACTTCACGGTCATAAAGAAAGGGTTTACCTTGGCCAAATCTCAGTCTGGAGTAAGTACTGATGATTATGTGATGTGGGGCACAGCAAATAATGCAGCTCGCCTTGGTGGTTTTGCTGCAGATCAATACCTCAAACAAGGTGAAAATTCATTCACTGGTGAAGTACAATTTTATGATCCAGGCCTAACTGTAGGTGATGGTAACGATTTTAGACTGCGTGTTGAAGGTGGTGACGAAGTGATTGTTGAAAATCGACTAGGAAACCCTATAACATTCCGCATTACTGTAACTGAAACTACCGATGAACGAGACATCGCGGTGATTACCAGCACAGGAGTTGTGCCTGGCAATGACAATGCCTACTCATTAGGTGCCAACGGAGGTCGTTGGAGCAACGTTTACGCTACCACACATACTGGCAATCTTGTAGGAAATGTCACAGGAAATTCTCTAGGAGTTCATACAGGCAATGTGTTGGCCTCAGATAACACAGTAATGATAAATGCCGCAACTAAACAGATTGGATTTGCGGGAGCCAATATAGTAGGAACCTTAACCGGATCAGTTACAGGTACAGCTTCTGCAGCCACTAATGCCAGTAAGCTAAATGATCTAGATCCTAGTGCTACGGTACCAGGTACTGCAATAGCTACTATACCTGTAAGAAATACTTCAGGAAATATACTGGCTAACCAATTTGTAGGTATCGCAGATAAGACTGACAAGACATTCATTGATAAAACTGATGCTGTAGTAGATCCTGCATGGAATGATGCAACTACCAGTACCAAGTACAGAACCGCTAGACTTACTGCTACCGCATATAGCATTGCGGCTAGAGACTCCAGCGGTAATATCTCAGCGGTATTATTCCAAGGAACCGCTACATCAGCACGGTATGCAGATCTCGCAGAGAAATATCTAGCTGACACAGAATACGAAGTTGGCACTGTAATGGTCATAGGGGGTCCAGCCGAAGTTACCGCATCTAGCTACGGCGAACTAGCCATAGGAGTGATCAGTGAAAATCCAGCATACATGATGAACAGTGAGCTAGAAGGCGGGGTTTACGTGGCACTTAAGGGTCGAGTACCAATCAAGGTCAAAGGATCAGTACGTAAAGGAGATAGATTAGTTGCCGGTGATCAAGGTTGCGCACAGGTAGCGCAAGATAGATTAGATGTATTTGCTGTAGCCATGGAAACCAGTGACAACGAAGATGTAAAATTAATACAATCAGTGGTGCTGTAACATGACATCCGGTACACAGATTTTTGCTTCACAGTACGTAACCATACAGGACAAAGCACAGTCTTTGATGGGCACGGGATCAGCGACCAGAGGATATGGTCAGACTGTGCAGAGTGCAGATGTATTCGAAGGAAATTCTATCACAAAGGCTCAATGGGATCTACTAAGATACGACATTGTTAATATTCGAGTGCATCAAGATGGGGTATTGCCTAACATAGTTCAAATCTCTGCGGGCGACCCTATAGGATACGGAGCAGGCTCACCTAACACCAACTATGACTCCCTATTAGAAACAGCTATAGCTAATAGATTTCGAATAGACTCTAGTCAAGCAGTAGTGACTTCAAAAGCCTCCGGAACCTACACATCTGCTTGGTCGAACAGTCTTACAGCAACACTTACAGTTACGTTTGCCAACAACAATGAGGCAAGATATTTTTTCAACAGCGGCGGTAAGATTAGATTTACCCCTTCATTGACCGGAGGTACTGTAACTCCTCAATATACTGCCTGGGTTAATATCTTAAATTCTATCGGAACTAGATCTTTTGGAGCTGATACTGATCTGTTTATAACATACTATACATTGACCAATACTTTTCAAACCTATTATACCAAGTTTGCCAGCAGTCCGTATTCTAATAATTCATATACTTTAGAAGCTAGAACCAACGTAGCTAACAACAGTACAGGTACAGCGACCCAATTGTTCTTACGTGTAACACTAGCAGATACATATGTAGATCCAGATGTGGCCTCAGGAGCATCATTTCCACCTGGAGATACAGTGACTGGCACACTTACTCTGGCAGTTTCTGAGCTGAAAGCCGCGGGCAGCCTGCAACCATCGGGGTCGTTTGCAATAACCAGTCCCTCATATTCACTTTCAGCTATTAGTGGCAGTTGATTCTGTAAATAGCATACTTGATATAAAAGACAATTATGGCCGTAAATGACAAAATCCGTGTAGCAGACTACAACACAATTAGAAACACCGTGGCTAATGTTTTGGGCACAGGGGCTGGACCGTTTGGCTACGGACAATCACTAAACAGTTCTGCGGTTGCAGAAGGTACCAAACTCACGGTCACGCACATAACCCAGTTGCGCAATGATATCATAAATGCATGGACTCATATTTTTGGATCAGCACCTACACCGGTTACAGTGATAGAGAATGCGAAGGTAAGATTTAACTCATCTACTGCTCCGGTAGATTCATACACAGCTATAGTTAATACTATTAATTCTAATAGATTTACAGTGGCAGGTAGTCAATCTGCAACCAATGTTCCTGCAACACCATCGTCTTCTACTTGGCCGGGAATATATGGTACATCGTGGACCAGCCTCATACAATGCACGGTCACAGCTGTCTGGCCAGATGCTGATCAAGCTAGATATTTTTGGAACAGTGGCGGACAAATTAGATTTACTGCAAGTCGATCAGGTGGTTCCACCACAACTCAAAATACACAGTGGAACTCAATTTTAAGCAATGCAGGCATGCAAACTTATGGCGGAAATAACCCCGGTACTGGGGTTAGTCCTAACGATGGGCAAAACTGGTACAGATGCACCAATAGCCGTCAGTTATGGTATTCGTTGAGCGGTTCTAGTCCTTATGGGTCTAACACCTATAAGATATATGCTAGGACCATAGATGCCACATCAGGTAACAATTCTACAGGTTCAGCCCGTCAGGGCGAATGGCATATAGAATTTGTTGATAATTATGTAGATCCAGGAATCGCACCTATTGCTCCTCCAGGCAACATTCAAACAGCTACCACTGCAATGTTCCCTCCAGACGATTTAGTAGACGGTACATTCACAGTATCAGTGAGTTTGTTATTTGCCACTGGAATATTAGTGCCATTAAACCTAGGTAATTTTTCAGTAACACTTCCCACAGTGACGATCTCAGCTATCGCCCCATAATTTTTTCCTTGATTAGTTCAGCCACTAAATAAAGTGCGCAGATAATCAAGGAGAATGCATGCAGGATCAACTTAAAAACGCTCTAGAGTTTGCTAATTACCGGCAGACGTTTTCAATCCAACGTAAGATTCTAAAAGAAAAAATCTCGGCCAAATTAACACTAGGGTATAATGGTGGGTTGTTTCATATTAATCAAACACTTTTGACTTTTGTAGAATTGTTATTGATTAAAGGAAGAATCGGGGGAGTAGTACTGCTAGATAGTAACGAAAATCCTATACTAATTGAAGATCTAACAACGTTTAGAGATCAATGCTTTGATAGATATTTTGAAGCTACTAATGAATATTTTGAACAAGATCAAAATCTCAAAAAAAGTAGATCAGTAGAAAAATTACTAGAACAATGATCAAAGGCATATTAATCTACGCTCATAATAATCGCACAGTAGATTATGCATTAATGGCGATTATCTCTGGAGGGTTGGCCAAGAAACATCTCGGACAACCTGCGTCATTAGTTACTGATCAAACCACGGTAGATTGGATGATAGAATCTAAGATTTACGAAAAGGCCAAGACAGTATTTGAAAATATTTTCATAGTTGCTAGACCTGGGTCAAATAACTTTAGAGGATTGTATGACGGCACAGAACGCAGTGTGGTACAATTCATTAATGGTAATAGAAATTCTGCCTACGATCTTACTCCTTATCAACGAACACTGGTAATTGACGCAGATTTTCTTATATTTTCCAATAGATTATCAGAGTATTGGGACATAGACAGTGATGTTATGATTGGAGAATCTATCAACGATATATACGACAATCAACGAATGGGGTATCATGACCGATATGTTTCTGACGTAGGCGTTAAATTGTATTGGGCCACTACAGTGATGTTTACAAAAAATACATATTCTAAAATGTTTTTTGATCTTGTTAGCCATATTAAAGATCATTATCAATACTACGCCGACACATATAGATTTGATTCAAAACAATATAGAAACGATATTGCATTTAGTGTTGCTAGGCATATATTAGGAGGTTTCGAACAGTTGCCAATAGGATGTTTGCCTCCGGTTTTAACATTATTAGATAGGGATATATTACACTCAGTAGATGCCAGTAAATTGACTGTGCTGGTATCCCCGAAATTAAATGACAACTATTGTGCAGCTTCAATACAGAATCTGGATATTCATATAATGAATAAGCAGAGCATAGTAAGACATAGTGATCGATTGTTGGAATTGATATGAAGTTTGGATATCTACTAGTCGTAGCGGAACATGAAACTGTGAATTACCTACAGTTGGCATATGCATTAGCACTAAGCATAAAAAACACGCAGAGACCCGGGTTTGATCAAGTTGCTTTGGTAATAGATAACAAACAAAAACTTAATGATTTAACCAGCAGTTGGGTTTTTGATCACGTTATAGAATGGAGTCAAGAAACATTTTGGAATGGTAGATCATGGATGGATCAACTTACCCCATTCGAATATACTGTATGTCTAGATGTAGATATGTTGTTTATGCGAGATTACAGTCATTGGGTAGAGTACTTTATTGAGCATAGTGAATTATATGTAGCTAATAAAACTTACACCTACAGAGGTGAAACTGTGGTAGATCAACATTATCGTAAGACTTTTACAAAGAATAATTTACCGAACCTTTACAGTCTATACACTTTTTTTAAAAAAGACAGCGAGATAACTAAAGAATTTTTTAACCTAGGAAGAGATATTATAAAAAATCCTGTAGAGTTCTCAAATGCTTTTTTGTCGAATCATAAGCCTCGTGTTCTAGGCACAGACGAGGCATTCGCATTAGCAGCTAAAATATTAGATATTACCGATGACATTGCATATCCTCTAGAGTTTCCTCGAGTAATACATATGAAACCTATGATACAGAATTGGCCATGGCCTGCTGACTGCTGGAGCGATCATGTGGGTTTTTATTTAAATCGAAAGGGCGAACTTAAAATAGGAAATTATCAACAGCATGACATTGTTCATTATGTTGAAAAAGATAAAATCAATAATGAAATAATCAATATTCTAGAGGAGATAACATGGAAAAAATAGAAGATTTTGATCATTGGTTTACAAATTTTAAATTACCACCTGTAAAATTTGTCGCAGTGTTTAATCCTGATACTGGAGCAGTAATCAGTGTAGGACCTAGTCATGCTTTCAAGGATCAAAAACACAAGATTACTGTAGATAAAGAATTAGCAGAATCTATAATTAACGCAGAAATAAAAATTGATAATTGTGTAGTTGATATGAATTCTAATACCTTGGAAGTGTCAGAAATAAAAAGTGTTTATAAGATAGATGATGTTTTGCATAGAATCATTTCTAAGAAAGATTCTGAAATAAAAAAACCAGATATCTATATTAAGTATGATTCGAAACTTTCTGTCTTAAAAATCGAAATGTCTACAGAATTCGGGGGAACACGTAAAGCCAGAGCTGGGATAAAGAAACGTAATATTGTGTGGGACGGCAACACTGAAATGCAATTTTTTATTACTGAATACAACGATCCCAACTTGCTCTTTGAAGTAGTTACTGTTACAATTAACGATCTCATTGGAAAACCCAAGTTGATAACAGATTTTAATTATTCTAAATTCAGTGTATATACCAGAAGATTATTTAAAAATTATGTGATTGAATGTCGATGAAAATAGTTGAATTTGACATAGTATTTTTAAGCTACGACGAACCAAATGCTGAATTGCACTATGCAGATCTCTGTGGCAAAGCTCCTTGGGCTAAACGAGTACATGGAGTTAAGGGCAGCGATCATGCACATAAAGCAGCAGCTGAATTATCATCAACTGACTGGTTTATAACTATAGATGCAGACAACATTGTAGATCCTAAATTTTTTGATCTTGATCTTGACATGACAGATCCTAAGATACAGGTATATGGGTGGTGCGGCCGCAACAGCATCAATGGACTACGTTATGGTAATGGCGGAATAAAAATTTGGAATAAGAAATTTGTTCTGAACATGCGAACACACGAAAATGCAGTCAGCGATAGAGCTCAAGTTGATTTTTGTTGGGAGGACGGTTATCGTAATTTTCCTCGAGTTTATAGTGACAGCATCATCACAGGCTCACCGTTTCAAGCATGGCGAGCAGGATTTCGAGAAGGTGTCAAGATGACATTGTTAGATGGAGTTCGAGTTCCGTCACAAGAAATTCGAGAACGAATTTGGTGGCATAATATTCATAGATTGAGAATGTGGAGCACCGTTGGGATGCACGAAGACAACGGGATATATGCTATTCTTGGCTCCCGCATGGGAACATGGATGACTAATTGCACAGACTGGGACTATGTCCAGGTTCGAGATTTTGAAGTATTGAGAGAAATCTATGAAACTAAAGTTAAGCATTTCGATGTAGAACACGATGCTCAAGATTTAGGTTATCATTTAAGAACTAAGTTAGGCTTAGATTGGCCGTGGTTGGATGCAAAACAAAGCAAGTATACCTTAGACCTATACGACGAAACAATAAATTTAGGGTTGACTTATTTCAAACAATAATGTACGATATTATTTTCATCAGTTATAATGAACCGAATGCGGATGCTAACTTTGCAAAATTAAAATCTAGATTTCCTAGATCTCAACGAGTGCATGATGTCAAAGGCATACATCAAGCACATATTGCGGCCGCTAACAACTCTTTTACCAAGATGTTTTGGGTAGTGGACGGCGATGCAGAAATAGTTGACTCGTTCAATTTTGATTATGTTGTTCCTAAAGAAGATATAGAATGTGTGCATGTTTGGCGCAGCATAAATCCTATAAATGATTTACAATACGGATATGGCGGAGTTAAATTGTTACCAAAAAAACTTACACAGACCATGGATGTATCTAAGACAGATATGACCACTAGCATTTCGTTATGGTTTAAAGCCATGCCAGAAATCAGTAATGTCACGGCATTCAATACCGATCCGTTCAATACTTGGAAATCAGCGTTCAGAGAATGTTGCAAATTAGCCAGCAGAACCATAGACCGTCAAGACGACATAGAAACACAACAGAGATTAGATGCATGGTGTAAATTTAATGACGGTGTGCCTTTTGGGTTCTATGCATTTCTAGGAGCCGAGGGCGGTAAGCATTAC